GTATTACACACAGATGAAAACCATAGCTTTGTATGTTGTTTATCTAGTTTAAATCTAGCTAAATATCATGAGTGGAAAGACTCAAACTTAATATACGATAGTATATGGTTTTTAGATGGTGTATTAGAGGAGTTTATACAAAAATCAAAAAACAGAAGAGGGTTTGAAAACGCTGTAAGATCCGCTGAAAAAGGTAGAGCACTTGGTTTAGGTGTTTTAGGCTGGCACACGTACTTACAACAAAAAGGATTTCCCTTTGAAGGATTATTAGCACAATATGAAACAAGAAGAATATTTTCACAAATTAAAATTGAAAGCGAAAGAGCTAGTTATGCTCTTGCAGAGGAGTTTGGAGAGCCTTTATGGTGTGTTGGAACTGGTTTTCGCAATACTCATTTACGTGCTATTGCTCCTACTGTTAGCAATAGCAAGCTTGCTGGCAACATTTCACCGGGTATTGAACCGTGGGCGGCTAACGTCTTTACAGACCAAAGTGCAAAAGGAACTTTCATCCGCAAAAATCCAACTTTAGTTAAAGAATTAGAAAAGCATAAATTAAACACTGAAAAAATATGGGATCAAATACTACGAGACGGAGGTTCTATTCAAGGTATCAAACAATTAGAGAACGTTACCATAGGAGAACACAATGTACCTATAAAAGAAGTTTACAAAACTTTTAAAGAGATAAATCAACTAGAGTTGGTTAATCAAGCTGGTATAAGACAGCAGTATATAGATCAAGCTGTTAGTTTAAATTTAGCTTTTCCATCTCAAGCTGATCCTAAGTGGATTAATAAAGTACATTTAGAAGCATGGAAACAATGTATAAAAACTTTATACTATATGAGAACTGAATCTGTATTGAGAGGTGATATTGCTTCTCAAGCTATGGACCCTAACTGTTTAAGTTGTGATGGATAAAGGTTTTGGCGATACATTTGAAAGGTTTACTAAAGCCACAGGTATACACTGGTTGATAATGACTTTATCAAGAAAGTATAATATACCCTGTGGTTGTGAAAGAAGAAAAGAATTATTAAATAAATGGTTTCCCTATGGTAACAATAAATGAAATACTAGATCCAATAGATGTAGGTACTTTTTTTAAAGAGTATTGGAAAAAGAAACATCTTGTTATTAGAAGAAATAAATTTAAAAATTTATTTAATTTTAAATTACTAGATACTTACCTAAACAAGTACCCTCATGTTAGAAGTCTACAGATATTAGACTATGACGATAAAGATACTAGATGGTGTTTAGATAAACACAAAAAACTAAAACAACCTATGTTGAATAAACAAGAGGTATATGAACTGTGGAGAAAAGGTAAATCATTTGTTATACCTTTTGCAGACTACGAACATAAACCTTTAGTTGATATATGCTTTGAGCTAGAAAGATATTTTTCTCATGGCCAATGTAATATATATGCTTCACCTAAAGCAGGATCAAAGAGTTTTCCACCTCACAAAGATGGTACAGAAAACTTTTTGTTTCACACTGAAGGTAGAGTTAAATGGACTTTATATAAAGACTTTGATAACAAAGAAATACTAGAAGAAATAACTTTAGAAGCAGGTGATTTACTTTACATACCTATTGGTATGTGGCATAAGGTAGATGCACCTGGTGCTAGGATGCTTATTAGTATTCATTTTGCTAACAAAAAAGATCAAGCGTTAGATAAGTTTAACATAAGTTCGTTAAGTGAAAACAATAGAAATAAATGGTATAACTGGTTACCAGATATGCCTAAACAAAAAAAGAAAAGACCTGTAAGACTTATGAATAAAGCTAGATGGTCTAAACCTTACTTTAATAAAAAAATATGAAAGCAGGAAAAATATGGGGTAAAACAGAAATGGTCCATAAAAATGGAGTATTAGAGTTTCACCGAATAGAATTTAATAAAGGATTTAAATGCTCTGAACACGAGCATAGATTTAAATGGAACGGATTTTTTGTTGAGTCCGGNAAAATGNTTGTCAGAGTTTGGCAAGAAGATCAAGGTCTTGTTAGATGAAACAATACTTGAAGCNGGTGATTTTACTATGGTNAANCCNGGTAANATACATCANTTTGAAGGTNTTGAAGATGGTGTAGCTTTTGAATTATATTGGGCTGAGTTTAATCACGATGATATAATTAGAAGAACTGCAGGTAAGAAGATATGAGAGACATAGCTGTAGTAATACCAGCAAGACTTAATAGTACTAGAATCAAACATAAAATGTTGATGAAGTTCGATGACGAACCTTTGATACGTCTTGTGTTTGATAAAGTACGTATGCTAGGTCTTGATACGTTTGTAGCTACTGATAGCAAGCGTATTGCAAAACATATACCTAACAAATGGTGTATACAAACAGGTAAAGCTGACAATGGTACACATAGATTATCTAAACGCGCTGTATTAGATTTAGTTAGTAACTATGATTACATATTAAACATACAAGGAGATATGATAGACATAGGCTACGAAACAATACAACCTATTAAAAAAAGATTATTAGGATCAGTTGATCCTGGTTTATGTTTAACAGCTTATACTAAAGGCGCTAAACCTAACGATGTAAAAGTTATACATCAAAATGGTAAAGCAATGTGGTTTACAAGAGCTCCAATAGGTTATGGTGATAGACATTTAGGTATATATGCTTATCAACCTTATATGTTAAAAGCATATAGAGCCATGAAAGATAAATACACACAAGAAAACCTAGAACAAAATAGAATACTAGGTTCTTACGATATAGAAGTAATTGAAACTAAATATAATGGAATTGAAATCAACACAGAAGAAGATCTTAATAGCTGGGCCTTGCAGCCTAGAAGGTAGAATACAAGCACATAATATAGCTGATGTATGTAGATCATTAGCGGATAAGTATGGCTTTGATTATTATTTTAAAGCATCATTTGACAAAGCTAATAGAACGTCTGTAAACTCTAAAAGAGGTATTGGTATAGATAAAGCCATAGAGATATTTGTTGAGTTAAAAGATTTAATGGGTTGTAAGATTACCACAGACATACATGAACCTTGGCACGCAGAGAAGTTAGCTAATGCTAATGCTGTAGATATTATACAGATACCAGCTTATCTGTGTAGACAAACTGATTTGTTAGTTGCAGCGGGTAATACGTTTGATACTGTTAATATAAAGAAAGGACAGTTTGTAAATGGTAGCAGTATGATACATGCTATAAACAAGGTTAAAAGTACAGGTAACAATAAAATAATGTTAACCGAAAGAGGCAGTATGTTTGGCATGGGTGATCTTGTTGTAGATCCTAGACAAATAGTTGATATGAAAGAATTAGGTGTACCAGTTATAATGGACTGTACTCACTCTACACAAAGACCAAATTCAGGCGGTACAACAGATGGTCAACCTAAGTATACTTTACCTATAGCCAAGGTTGCTAAAGCATTAGATGTTGATGGTTACTTTTTTGAAGTACACGAAAATCCTAGCGCTGCTTGGAGTGACGGATCTAATATGGTACGTTTAGATAAATTTGAAGAAATACTAAAACAATTATGAGAATATTTATAGGGCATGACAGTAAGTTTCCACAAGCAACTCAAGTTTGTAGAAAATCTATGTTAGACTTTAATAAACAGTTAAAGATATACTACTTAGACAAAGCTAAATTAAAACATACAGATGTATACGGTAGAGAAGATGTAGCTGGTGAATCAACAGAGTTTTCGTTTACCAGGTTTTATGTGCCTTTGCTATGTGGATATGACGGTATAGCAATGTTTTGTGATAACGACTTTTTGTGGCAATGTGATCCCATGGAGTTAGTAAGTTACTTAGGTGATAACGATATAGCTGTAGTAAAGCATGAGTATTATAATGTCACTGGAACTAAAATGGACGGTATAGAAAACAAATCTTATCCAAGAAAAAACTGGTCGAGCTTAATTATTTTTAATTGTTCTAAATTAAAACATTTAACAAAAGAATATTTAGACAAAGCAAAACCATCAGAGCTACATGAATTAAGATGGGCAGAGAGCATAGGTGATATACCTAAAGAATATAATTGTTTAGTAGGTCATTATGAGTGTAACAATGCTAAAGCATTACATTATACTAACGGTGGACCTTGGTTTGATAAATTCAAAGGAGCAGAAAAATCATTAGCATGGTGGACAGTATACAAAAACTTGTAAAAAATAAATCAGTATTATTCGTTGGTAACTCAGTTGAGATGATGGAACATGATCTTGCTGAGTTTATCGACGGGTTTGATATTGTTGTTAGATTTGGTAGAGCTATATCAGCCAACAAAAAACAACAAAAACAGTTAGGTAGTAAATGTGACATATGGATAACAGGTCAGTTTAGAGCTCCTGAATGGCACAAGAATAGAAAAAACTTTGAAACAGGTAAGTATAAAAATACTAAGATCTTAGTTAATAGATGTAGAGGTAATTTTATATTAAAAGAGTGGAAGTTAGAAGAACATTTACCTAAGAACATGCCTTATGAGTTTATGTATTCAGATCAAGAGATTATAGATCTTATGAAGAATAGGTTTAATAAAGATATGATCGATACTAGTGAGTATAGACCTAGTGCAGGTTTTATAAGTCTTATATGGTTTATAGAAAAAATAAAAGTGTATAAAGATATACACTTGATAGGTTTTGATTTTTTTGCTAAACAAACTAATATAAAACCAAGAGACAAACAAGGAGTTGAAAGTGGTTGTAAACCTCATAGNTGGCATTTACCAGTATATGTTTTAAAAAGACCAGCTCATGATTCTAAGATGGAGCAAAAATATGTTAAGCAGCTAGAAAAGAATAAGCTGTTACATTGGTATATATTAAGTGATCTTGAGGAAGGTGTTGTGAAATACAACGGTTGGATGAAAGGTGAAAAGATTATATCGTCTATACCTAAAAAGACTAAGATATCAAAAATTTAGCTATAACTTCAGCTACAACTTCAACACATAATAATAATATAATAGGTAGTATATATTCCCACCAGTCATATTTACCATTATTATTTAAATCAAAGAATTTCACTTCTTAATTTTTTCAACGGCAGATATACCAAAGCAGCCTAATGTAACCCATACAAATGAGTTATAAACTACTTCATTTATAATAAGATCTTTATCTGCTATCAAACTTGTCATCAAGTCAGCTACAGCAAATAGTACCATTACTATAAAGGATGCAAATCCTATTATATTCTTCTCGTTAATTTCGTTTTTATCTTGAAATAATTTCCACATATCTTAACATTTCCATCTACGTCTAGCGGCTTTACCTCTTGGTCCAGTCCAACCTTTTGATCTAGCGCAGAATGATTTTCTTCTTTTAGCAGCCTTGCTACCTTTTTTAACTTTACCTGTTACAGCTTTTTTTAATTTACTACCAGGATTTTTAGCTCTATAAGCTTTTATACCTTTAGATGTCATACCTGCACCTTCTTTTGTTGTGCGGAAGTTACGACCTTTACCTTTTGTAGTTTTTCTTACATTAGGTTTTTTCTTTTTTTTAGCTACCGTTGATGCTAATGCTTCCTTGTCATCTTTTGTGTAAGTAAGATCACCCATAAAATTAACTATCTCTTCTTTTCGTTTTCTACCTCTACCAGTAACTTTAGTTTCAACTTCTTCACCTGGTGATTTATATAACTGAACAATTCCTGAATCTTTACCGGCTAGTTTTAAAGCAGCTAACTGTCTATTGATGTGTTTAAAATTTCTTGTGCCTGATGTTACAGTATCACTTGGTTTTGCGTTTAACTCGTTTAAAACCATTTCAGGTACACCTACGTTTTCATAAGCTTTAACAAGATCTGGAGAGAGACTATGTTTTGGATCTCTTCCTTTTTTTATAGGAGTACTGTTTCCTGTGGTCATGTAGTTTCTTCTACGACCGCAGCTTGTCTTTTGAAATGGATTATTATTTTGCTTGTAAGCCATTATTTTTTCTTTTTACCTTTTTTAGGAACACAATTAGGTACGGTTCTACCGCTTTTTTTCTTTGTTCCTACCATCATATAGTTTTTCCAGCAAGGTCCTTTCTTACCTTTTTTACCTTTTGATTTACTAAGTGGGGATATGTATGCCATGATTAATTATTTTTTCTTGGATTAATAATTACTGGATTTGGTGGTGTTACCGATCCTGCTGGTTTGACCGTAGGTGTCGTATTAACTGGCGTATTGTTAGAACTGTTATTATTATAGTTGCTATTACCATATATTGGTTTATTATTGTTATAAAAATGTGGGTGATAATAAGGCTTATCCCATCTAGTGTAATAACCACTATAAGGTCTATACCAATCATACCCTACTACATTATATATTACATTTGGTTTTATATCTTTAATAGGTATTTTCAATGTATCACCTTCTTTTGTTAAAGCTAATACATGTGTTACTTCTGGTCCTTTACTTTGATAGTAATAAGGAGAACAACCAGACAACATAGCAAATAACATTATACTTAATAAAATAAGTATAGCTATTACTCTTCCTTTGTCTCTTTGTGTATCTGTCATATTATCATATATTTAGTTTTACCGTCTTTACGATAAGCTTTTAAACATCTATTTCTATTTTCTTCTTTAGACACGTAACTAATGTGTACCCAGTTTGGGTTTTCATCAGTACCAAATTCCCATATCATTTGATCGTAATTTAAGTTAGCTCTTATCCAGTTAAACATTTCAGCATTAGAAGCATGCCCGTATGTATCGTCAATATCAATCGCTTGCCCGTGACAATGCTGTGATTTAGCTGATCCGCCAATGGCTTTGTTAAGTTCAGGTCCACGGTAAAACGAATTTATCTTTATAGGACCTCCTACGTGAGTTCTAAGAGGTTCAAACACATTTTCTGAAACCTTTATCATGTTATATAGATGATCGTCAGAGGGATCGTTTTTTAAACCTAATCTTAGCGCAGTTATGCTATACACGCCTTCCTTGTAACTTACGTGTTTACTTATTTTTTCCATTATTTATTACAAACGCATTGTGCTACTGGACAATCTTTAACGTTGAATATTAATTTAGATATTAACCAGTTCCATTTACACTGAAATTTACACCAAACATTTTGGATCCAAATTCCTATTTTTACAAATAATTTTCCCATATTTTAAAATTTAGAAGCCTTGTTGGCTTCGTTAATACCTTCTTGAATTTCTTTTAAATTAGCAGGTAATTCAAGGTCTAATCCTGCTTTGTATACTGTTTCTTTTATACCACCTTTAAATATAATAATTGTAGGTGCCATACGTACTCTATATTTCTTTTTAGCTTCTGGAGCTTTAGCTATATCAACTCTATAATAAGTTGCATCTTGTAGTTGATCCCACTCAGCAAAACAATTTACTTCATTAAACTTAGCCCAAAATTCTACAACAACAGGTAGTGATTGATCATCACCAAATGCTTTGTGTTCTTTTATTTTATCTTCAAAATTTGAATCATCTAACCAATATTTTTCTGGCACATCAACTTGACCTAACGATATAAATGGAATTAAAATTAAAATTAAATATTTCATATTATCTATTTTTTTGCATTTCATATAATCTTTCGTCTATTTTATCTAACTGCTCTCTCATAGCTTCTACATCTTCTTGTGTATCTAAAATAGTTTGACGAATTAACTCATCTTTCAGATCATACTCTATTCTATCAATGACAGGCTCAGGTAACTCTTTCGCGAGAGCTATGTCAGCTTGTAAAGCAAACCACATAGCTGCTAAGCTAAATACACCTGCTCCTATAAGTCCTAATGTTTTTAAATCTAATGTTACCTTTGTTTCTTCACCTATTTGTTTTGCCATGACTATCTAAATGTATAATTAATTCCAAAGTTTGAGTTGAACATTTCAGTGTCCCAAAATTTAGTATACTCACCTTCAACAAACAAACCAATTGATTTGCTAATCTTAACACCAAGTACTAAACCAGCTTGATAGTCACTCCATTGTTCTCCTTCTAATAAATCGTTGTGTCCGCCTTTACCCCAGCTGTTTCTGTGTAAATAGCTAAAATCTTCATTACCTTGTACATATTTGTGATAAGGTAATATCCAGCTACCATAAGCGTGTAGCCAAAAGTTATTTTTATAATGATAAAAATCTAAACCGATGACTGGAGCAACCTCACCAAAAGCATCAAGATCAGCCCAAGCTTCTTGGTTGTATCTGTTTAATAAACCAGGCATTATTCTATCTCTAAAATCAGCATCAGTGTAGGCTACAATATCTCCTTGTGAGTTAACCCAATACCAGTCATATGTATAATTACCATACTCATCAGATTGTGAATAATATATATCATCGTAACCGTATTCAAAACCTAAACTATACCATGGGTTTACTGCATTACCTTGGTCATCTTCTTCGTTTAACCATATTTCTACAGGATTATAACCATAAGGACGTTGATGAGTTCTATATATTGCACCAGCAGATATACTAAACTTCTTACCAATAGGTAACCTGGCTCTTAATTCACCAGACATGTACTCAAAATCTATTTTACCAGTTTCTCTAGCTTCAAACTTAGCTATGTGATAATCGCCTGTATGTCTTATAAATAACCTTTTGTTATTAAATTTATCACCATTAAATCTTTCTTTTTCCCAATGTAATAAATACTCTAATCCTTGTACAGCTGATGTGGGAGCTGATAAACCAACTTGCTTTTCTATTTTACTATTACCTGTCCAGAAGTTACCTGGTTTTACTTCGTAATCAAAACGAGCTAATTTACGTATACCAAAACCATACCTGTAATTAAAAGGATGGTAATCTGCTCTATCCTCTACTTGAGGTATGCCATAAAAATCTTCGGGATCTGTACGTATGAAGTAATTAGGTTGGACTAATCTAGCGTTCTCGATATTACCAGCGGTATAGAACGTTCCGTACTTAAGGAAATCTTTGTATAATTCTTTAAAAAATTGTGCTTCAGCGTTGCTAGAAATCAGCAATGCTACAATTAGTAGTAGTTTTTTCATAGTTAAGTCGTTATTCTTTTATTATCACTTGTTTTCTTGATTATTTAGATATTCATCTACTTTTTCTTTTAACCATTTCCTTGCATCTGACCTGGTTAAAGAATAATATATGTTTTGATCATCATATGTCATNTTGTCTAATATAAAAGCTTCTGCAGCTTCTTTGATCTTCTTGTTTCTCTCTCTTGTTTCTTTAGCTTTTATCTTACCTTGTTCTTTACGTAATTCTTTTGCTTGAGTCTTTATATCTTCGTGCTCAGGGTATAACTCCATATTCATTTGATAATACGGCCAACCCATAGCAACAGCAACTCTTTGCCAAGTAGCATGTCTTTCTTGTAAGCTACCTTGTATATTTCTTAACAACAATATAGCTTTACTTAAAGGTATGTTTGTTGCTGCTTGAGTTTCAGCACCTATAATATCCCATAATGGACTATCTAATGCTAATCCTCTAGCGTTTATCACATCTTTTTCAAACTTGTAAGTTTGTATACCTGAGTACATTAACCTTGCTTTACTACCTAATGTAGGTGACATGTTTATAGCTTCTATCAATGTGTATGTATGATCAGCATTCCAACCTTTCTTTTCTTGCGCGTGATACTGTAATAGTATGTTTTTAATAGTAGATACTATAGCTCCAGGTAAACCAGATCCTCTAAGTATTGTATCACCCATTTGATTTACCGCTCTAAACTTTTGACCATACTCTTTAGCTAATTGTTTTTCATTATCTGCTAAATCATCTTCATCAAAGAACAACGCAAATAAACCTGTTTGCATAGCGTTGAATATAAAGTTTTGTAAAGCTCCATAGTATACTATTTTACCAATATTAGACATATCACTTTGGTATTGAGTTTTGTAAGGAGGTGTTATTCTTCTATTTACTAAATCTAAACCAGCCATTTTCATAACTCTATTGTACTGGAAAGGTGTGTTTTGCCAAGCAAAAACTGTTCTACCTAATGGACCAGCTTGTAATGGTGAGATCTTAGATGGATCTGCAGACTGCTGGTTTCTTTCTGTTACTTCAGAAAAATCTTCAAATGCTTTTGCTTCAGCTTCGGCTTTAGGCATACCTTTCTTTATATATGTTTTAGTTCTGTTTATAAGAAAAGTAGCACCACCAGTTGCAATAGCTAAACTATCAACAGCTCTTGTAGGTGTGAAACCTATTTTTAACAAATAAGCTAACATACCTTTGAAACCACCGCTATTAGCTGCTTCTGCCATTTCAGCTTCTTGTACATTTAATTTTAAACCAGCTCTTCTTTGTTTTAATTTAGGTGAATTAAATATTTTTACTACATGTTTTATATAATTAGGTAGGTTAGCAAAAGCTGCTGCTGCTTTAAATATATTATTATCACCATAGTTTATATAGTTAAATAAAGATAATGATTGTAATGTTGCAGATCTAAAGTTTATAAACATAGTAGCGCCAACAGAGTTGTTGATCCACATCATGAAGTCATTCAACTGTTTGTTTGAACCATATTGTCTATTGCTACCGGTTTTCATACGGTATATACTATCTTCTAAAGAATCTCTTAATGCCTTGCCGAATATAGCTTCTATTTTATTTAGATTATCTTTATTAAACACCTCATCTACATTATCTGTAAACTCTTTTAAAAACTGAGCTCTACCAACTTTATCGGTTATACTAGCTAGATCAGATAAAATAGACTCAGCAACCCAGTGTTCTCCAGGTTTAACATAACCTTCTTTTATACCTGTTAGTTTACTTAGTTTATCAGCAAATGCTTTTAATTCAGGATCTGCTTTCATAATTCTATTAATAGATAATAAATCTCTTTTAGCTATTCCAGGTATATCAAAACCAGCTTTTTGCCATAAGTAAACTCTAACAGCTTGTTGATATGTAAAAGCACTGTTAGGTATTTCTTTGTTTAAATTCTTTTTAACGTTTTTAAAATCTTTTAATAAAGCATCATAGTCAATACCTACTTGTTCTCTAGCAATATCTAAAGCAGCAACACCTCTATTATAAGGTTTTATTAACGTGTCATTAAAAAACTTCCAAGCTGCATTACCTAGTTTACCTTTTGGTAAAAAGTTATATAAAGCTAAAGCAAAGTCTTGAGCAGATGGTGGTAAATAAAACTTAAATCCACCAACTTTAGAACCTTTTAATTTAGCAACAGCATCAGAATATCTAGCTTTAGCGGATATACCTTTTTTATCCTGTATCATTTTATTAAATACATCGCTTTTAGTTTGTGTACTTGTTTCGCTAAACTTTAAATTAGGTTGACCTTTTTGATTTACTCTACCAGCTTGATATACTTTTGATTTAACATCAACAGCGTCTAATATTTGCTTAACAGCTTTAACATTTTTTATAGCGTCATCAGCAAACAAGAAGTCATTATAACCATTAGCTGCTTTATCTAACATCCACATTGCTTTTGCTTCTGCAGTACCGTTTTCTAAACCTGTTATGTTTTCTATAGGTATTTCCAAACCTATACCTTTTAAAAATTTGTGTAT